GGAATTCCATCCGGCCATGAAGTCGCTCTGCTCGTTGCGGCTAGAGGTTTGCCCCCCCAGTACCGCGTGGCGTCACGGCTGCTTCGAGTCGTTTCTGTCGGTTGTTGGCCTTGAGCGTGCCAACCAGGGCGCCCGACCACGATGCTGGCGTCTTGATGTCTCGGAATGTGCAGACCGTTGCCCCTGCGTAGGGCGCATTGCAGATGTTGATGCCTGCGCTGGCGTTGGTCAGGTCCAGCCCTTGAACGGTGAATTGGCAGGTTCGCGCGCTGGCGCCGGGGTAGAACATATTGGTTGGGGATGTTCCACCAGCCAGCAGGGAGCCGCCATCCACATCCACTTGCATGTTGATGTTGAAGTATTGGGCTGCGCTGCCCAGCTTGAATCCGTGGTTTCTGAGGATCAGGTGGGAGCCGACGCCTGATCCCGTGGCCCCCAGCACATAGGTGGAACTGCCACCGGCACCCGTCATTTCCGTGGTGCAGTTGTCCAGAACGATGGTATTTCCTGAGCTGGTGCCAAAGTTGGCATCATGGCTGGACGCTGATGTTGAGCGGAAGATGACGCCCTTGGCGATAAAGGAACCCGACACTACGTGGGTCGTGGTGCTTGAGCCGCAGATGGCACCTTGGACGATAGCGGTCAATCCGCTGGTAACGTCTGGCGTTCCAGAAAGAATGATGTTCGGGTTGGCTGGCGTGCCGGGAAATGTCAGGTTGATACCTGCTGCCAGTGTGGTGTAGGCCGAATCGACGGCCAGCACGTCGCCAGCCACCATACCAGTCACGGCAGTGGCCCAGGTCGTTGCCGCTTTGGCCCATGTGTCATATGGGCTCGTATTGGAGCCGGTCGTATTCAGGTGGATGGTTGCCATTTGTTGTCCTTAAAACTTCCACATTTCCATTGGATAGCCGGCAGCAGGGCAGACGATCAGCGCATCAATATCTGGAACGTAGATAAACCGGTTGAAGGCTTCAGCGTTGTTCACAAAATGCGATGTGCCGCTGAAAGCGATCCGGCTCCATGCCCAGGGCCGTGCCGCTGATGTCCTGCCTGTGCGGTCTGGCGTCAGCACCCAAACGCCCGTTGGTGGCGCAGATGTCTGGTCGATCAGCACAAAGGTGTCATTGATGGCCCGATATTGAAGGCCCGTGCCGTAGCTATTGGTCGGCCCCGTGCCGGTGAATGTCAGTTCGGTCCATGTCCCGGTTGGTGTCGCTGCATCAAGGAACCGGAAGTTGGCCCCGACTCCGCGCTGATGGCCGGCGATATAGCTGTCATCCACCGGGTCATAGATGCCCGTGGCCGTGTAGGTATCGCCCCAACCGCCAGCCCGGAAAGCCTGCGTCCCCGTCACCCATGTTGGATTTGTCTGGGTGTAGTCAAGCGTGTGATAGTCGTTTGCATTGTTGCTCGGGAACCGGATGAATATCTGCCGGGTCGTGTCTTTGATCGTGGCCGTGCAGTAGTTGGCAGCGAGGCCGGTCTTCAATGAGCCATAACGTGACCAGGTGTTGGTCAATGCGTCAAACTTGTGCGCCTGACCAGACAGCGTGGCGCCGTTGCTGATGGCCGTGCCGCGCAGTTGCATGTAACTCGGGCCATTGGCTTCATCTGAATCCAGCCCAAGGAAGTTTTGGTAACAGTGCTGCGACTCAGGGCGACCGAAGATGTTTTCACCGTAGGTCACGTCAATCAACCCGCCAGGGGCAATGTGGGTGTGCGCCAGCAGGACTTCCATCAAGCCGGTAGACGCACGGAACCCGTACACGCCATCATTGCCGGTATCGCCGTGACCACCGCCAAAGATGTAATAGATGAAGTCGGTGATGACGCTTCCGGTTTTGATCAGGCTGATACCAGCGGTTCCCCATGAAGCAAGGATTTTGGGGAAGCTGAACTGAAGCGCAGGATCTGCGGTCAAGCTGTTGAGCGTGTTGCTCGATATGGCCCCTATAGTGTTCGATGCCGGGATGGTGAATGGCCAGCTTGAATTGCCCGTGACGGACCCAGACGCCGTGATGTCGCCCAGCGTGACGGTTCCAGACAATGAAGCTCTGGCCGGCCCGATGTACTCGGTTGCCACACAAATCCGGTCAATCCGGTAGTGCATGTCATAGGGCGCCGCGATGATGCCGCCGTGGTACACGTCACCCCACCAGCCCTGCACGCCCATTTCAGCGTGTTTTCTCCAGCGGAAATTGGTCTTGGAGTAGGCCAGATAGCCATTGATCCAGACTTGGTAGATGCCGTCTGCGTTGGCCGTGGCGTAGTTTCCAAGACCATCCTGCGCGCCGGTCATGGTGTTTTGACGAACCCGGATGTCAATGCAGTAGTTCTTCAGATTGCGGATGGCAATCATCGGGAAGTTTTCACCGCCTGGGAATGGCCCGCCCTGGTCAAGGTTGTACGGGTAGATGGCAATCGCGTACCAGCCACGGTATGGATCATCGTCAAGCGCGGCAGGGTGAATGCCGGTCAGGAAGCGAACGCTGTGGCCCTGATACTCAAAGTTTCCACCTGTGCTGCCGCTGCCTGCCACCTTCAGGCCGGTGCCGGGGGTGCCGCCGTTGCCTGTGGTTTGCTGCCAGTAGCCGCCAGCCGTTGGGTTCCAGTAGCCGAACTGCACACCCATAGCTGGGATCTTGATGGCCGTCTCTGCGGTCGTACCAAAATCAGACTCCATGTAGAAGTTGTACTGAGAATACATCTCGTCGTACACCACATTGGGGGTTCCACCTGGGCCGGTTCCGGTAGACACGTCCTGCCGGATGTTCATTGACAGGTAAGAGCCTGCACTGATCGTGCCGCGTGCGTAGGTCGTTCCGGTATTGGCGTCGTAGGTGCGGGTGGCAGATGGCACAAACCCTGAATCCATCGAGCCAGGGCTTTCAAAGTCGTCAATGAACTTCAGCGATGACAGGCCGGATGCCTTGAGCGCGTTGAAGTTGTCGTAATTTGCAGCCAGCCCGTAGACCGGGGATGGGACATCTTCCGGGACAATGATTGTCGGCGGGTCGCATTCAAAGACATCAATGATGTGCCCGGTGTGGCCTGTGTCGAAGGCCGATACCTTGAATGTGAGCGTTGCACTTGATACCGTTCCGGTCACTGTAGACAGGTCGAATCGCAGAATCGCCGGGTTTGACCCGTTGGCCAATGCCCACTGCAGAGAACTTGCATACCCGCTGTAGGTGCTGATGTTCCAATGGGCATTGGCAGCAGCCGTCAGGGTGAATGTGCTTGTGCTTGTCACCACCGTGAGGACCGGGCGGTCCCCAACTGATGCAGTCCTGCCGTGGAAATAGATCGGCCAGGCACTGGATCTGGCTTTCAGATAGAAGCCACGGTTCAGGCCGTTGGACATCCAGCGGCTGACCAATGCCGTGACAGTGATGCTGGCCACTTGGCCGAGCGTTGTCAGTGCCGCGCTCGATCCATAAGCAACTGTGCCCTCTTCCGTCTGAGCTGAATCCAGCCAATTGCCCAGCACATTGGTACGCTTCCACTGGAAACCCAGGCGAGAGTGCCAGTATTCCCGCGTGGGAGAACTGAGGTTTCCGCTGCCCGTTGCTGTCCCGCCGTCGCTGGTCAGGAACTGAACGATGTCGCTGACAGGTGCAGGCGCGGCATAGCCGACCACCGTACCCGATGACGACAAATCATCCAATGTGACGCTACCCGTGACGATTGCGCCTGACGGATAACGCCCGCCATACACTGCCGCGCCAGAGGCGGCGATGTATGCGTCAGCGACTGGAGTAGCCATTCTGACTTATCAGGCGTTGCCTTCTGTGAACAGCAGCGTCGTCAGTGTGACGTTTTGACCCGTGGCAACAGCACCCGTCCAGGTGAAGCCGCCAGCACCGAGCGGAACGCGCGCCACAACCACATCACCACTGGTCGTGACATCAAGGAATGTCGGGGTGCCGGAAACGTGGGAGCCGTTGGACTGGCTCATGCTGGCCTCATCCCAGTCAAGCGTCCCTGATGTTGCCGTGCCAATGGGCGCAGCGGCCCAGGTGAGCGTGGCCAGCAGGGTATTACCCGACAAGGCAGCAGCGGCGTTGGCTGGCTGGGTGCCGTTATAGAGCTTCACCTTTGCACCGGTTGCGCCAGCATCAGTGATGATGGCCTGGGCGCGCGCCGTGCGCAGAGTTGTGCGGAAGGAGATTGTTGCCATGATGGATTCCTTTAGACGTGATGGGGGTTAAGCGAACTTGGACTTCAGGGCTTCAATCGCCTTGGTCAGACGGTCATGCTCTTTCTGAGCGGCATCGACCGCTGCCTGACTGGCTTCTGCGGCTGCTTTGAGTGCTGCGGCTTTGGACGTGATCAGCGCCAGGTCGTCTTGCGCCTTGAGTCGTTCGGCTTTGGAGGCTTCCAGAATGGCATCGGCGCTGGCTTGGGCCTGCTCGATGGTCCGCTGTGCCTTCTGGTTGGCCTGCATTTCGATGTCTGCCGCCTTGGCCTTTGCCGCATCACCGGCATCCAGAATGATCTGCGCAGCCTGGTCCTGGGCGTCGTCAATCTGCGTGCGGATGGTGGCAAGCTCAAGCTCGGCCTTCCCGCGGGCGGCTTCAGCGGTTTCCCGTGCGCGCTGGGCTTCTTGTGCGGCCAGTTCTACCGAGCCGATGCGGTCCAGCATTTCGGCGGCAGTGACAAAGCCTTCGTGAAGTTTGGCCTGGCGCTTGATGAAGTCGGCGGCGTCTGAATATGCGGTCATGGTTAAGCCCTCAAGGGTTGCTGACGGCGCAGCACTGCGGTGATGGTGACGCTGGTCACAGATACCGATGCGCGCGGCCTGGCCAGTTGGGTGATTTCCACAACCTGCTCAAGTCCTGCAGCGGTCTTTGAAATGGCCGTGGTCTGTGCGTCGGTCAGTGTGAAGTAGGTCAAGCCGCCATCGTTGGAGCCCTCCCACACCACAGTTCCGGTGTTGAAGTTGTCGCCGGTTGAGCCAATCTGCACGGTCCGGTCGGCCCATTGGGTGAAGTTCACGGGTGCGCCATCGTTTGTGCCGGTCAAGACCCAGGTGTATTTGTAGACTGAGTTGTCATACGGGTCCAATTGAACGATGGTTGGGGCGGTTGTTGCCATGGTTTACCTCTTTGTCTATCCGAGTGGACCCATGCCCGGGACAGTGCCGGCGAAGGGCGCCACCTTGGCCATGGTTGGCCGTGATTGAACCTTGGCATGACGAATCATCATCAAGCCGTAACGTGTTGCGCTCATCAGGTCATCGCCTTCTTTGACGACCTTGCCATCTTCCCGGTGGTAAAGCCGGAACTCTTCCCACCAGTCATGCAGATGCTTGGCGACTTTGAGCCGTCCGGTCTGCATCCGGTCCAGCATGTCCATCAGGCCAGCCTCAACACCGTTGCCGCCTTCGCCTTCCTTTTGCCCCGACTTCTTATCTGGTGCGTGCGTGGCTTTGTCTGGCAGCATGTTGACGCCAAGACTTCGGTATTGGTTGGCCAGCGTCACACCAGAGCCCTTGTCGTGCTGCAGTCCGTCATGCGGCCAGGCCACTGGAATCCAGTCGCCTTTCGCCTTGATCGTGGCTGCGTGGATGATGGGAGTCGCCTCTTTCACCCGATAGCAGTCGTAGATGTGAACCGTGTCGGTATCCCGGTCCCAGCCCATCCAGACTGCGGCTGTTGGGTGATCCCACCCGAAATCCAGACCCACAATCCGTGGCCATGAATGGTTCAGCGTGACCGGCAGTTCCCGGATAACTTCCTCTGCAATCGGGAAGATCCGGCCACTTCCAAGCGTTGGGATGCCCATTGCGCGGGCTTCCCGTTCATGCGATGGATATGCCGCCACAATGGCCTTGCGCTGCTCCGGCGTGTAATGCTCGGCGTCTTCAATAGTCATTGTTGTGACCGAAGTACCAGGCGCCTTTTCAATCAGGAACCGCTTTACAACGTCCGACATGCCCAAAAGCGGGGTAAAAGTCGTCCACACAATGCCCGCGGTCGCGTTGGTTCGCGTCAACCCTTCCGTGTAGATCGCCTGAGATGGCTCTTCGTCAAACCAGACGAAGTTAAGCGTCTCGCCCTGCCATCTTTCCCGGCCCTGGTCGTAGGTCTTGAACGTCAGCCGGCTGGTTCCGCCGCTGATGTGCTTGACAGTGATTGAGTCCACACAATCAGGAACTCCGCCCGATGCGCGTTTGGTTTCAATCAGGTTGGCCATGGGGATTGCTCCAGTACCCCATGCACCCGGCTTGCCAAGAAGCAGCCTTTGAACCGTATCGCGCGTGCTTTGCGTGGTGACCGATGCCGCCCATCCGGTAGTCGGTTGCTCAAAGATGATGCCATCCCACCAATCCGGGTAGATCCCGGTCAGGTGCATTGCCGCCTCGAAACTGCCAGAAAACGTCTTGCCCAACTGATTTCCGGCGATCAGCAGGCGCTCACGGACTCCATCATCTGCACCAGACCGATGGAATGCCAGTTGTTTGGCGTAAGGTTTGTAGTCGGCCAATTGGTTTTCGGCCAACTTGCGCTTTACCTCAGTGGCGAGTATGGCCAGAGCCTTCGGCGTCAGACCCGACAGACGCTCTAAGAGTGCTGATTGCTGCATACATCGCTTTCAACTCATCATGTTCAAGCGAATCCAAGGGGCCAGTGCGGACCTCCGAACGGTCAACGAGTAATCCGTTTAGCTTCGACCTGAGTTGGACGGCAGCGACCATCGCGCCGCCTTGCTCTTTGTTTTTGCTTACCAAAAAAGCCTCTGCTGCTTCAGCCATTGCCTGCTCAAGTCCATATTGGACCTTCTCAATGACCGGCCTGCGCAGTTCCTCAACCCTTGATATGCACTTGATATTTGCCATCATCTTGCTTGCCATTTGATTCACAGAATCATTTGTGGCATTTTTGCAAGCGTAGGCAGCGCGATAGGCGTCACTCTGAGTTAAGCCAGAAACAATGCCTTGGCAAAACTTCTCTTGCTTATCAGTAAGCGCGGACATTTTTCGCTTTCAATGCAAGTTCTATTGCCGCCTTCACTTCCATTAACTGCAAAAGTACCCATGCGTACATAACTATTGCGCCTCGATCTGGATTGACCTTTGCCTTCCACTCCGCGAATGGGCAAACAGATGAAATCATGGTTTTGGTTTTGGCAAGTTCCTTATCAAGATTGCTACCTGCTGCAATACCCCCGCCTCCAGCGGTCAAGTTTGTCAGTCTTTGGTGCGCAGAGATATGCAACTTCTCCGCTTCGTAAGCTTCTTTGTCACTCCCGCACACCTGCAATACGCGGCAAACAACTTTTAATCCTGCTGCTATGACAGAAAAGATCACTCGCGCCTTTCCTGCATTTTCAATTTTTCCGCGACGTACCAATTGCTCATGCTGATACATACGGTCCCCAGTTCCTTTTCCAATGTAGAACACAGAATCGTCACGGGGATCTACCAACGCATAAACGTATGGCAGACAGGACGGCTTTGCGTTCTTGAGCATCAATGCGCCAAAATGATCTGCGGCGTCTTGGGGATATGCGCAATAGTCTGCGCGCGCCGCTGGTTGATGTCTTCTGCGCTGATGATGACCTTTGGAGCCTCTTCAGCCGATTCCAGACCCTCGGGAACCCGGTTGCCGATGGAATCCAGGTGGTTGAGCATGGAGTTGGCGGCCTGGCAGGCTGCGCTTTGGTCGTCGAATCCGCCTTCGATGGTCAAATCCATGGCCATTGAGCCGTCTTCCATGTCCCGCAGGGTGATTGTTACGGTTTTCATCGTGCCATG